CCCCCTCGGGTCTTCGACAACACCTTCAACCATGTCATCACAAATCATGCGGAATTCGCGGTTATGAATCTTGATCCGTGAACCCGTGTTTGGACGCACCAGAATAAAGTCACCTTGCTTGCACCACGCGCCACTAGGAAACTTCTTCTCATCCTTGTAGCAATCCGGGCCAAGCGAGACAACAAACAGCACTGTTGTCAGGCGTTCCTCGTACGACACAGTGACATCTGCCTTAACAATACCGCTCTCATACGTCCCATCGATCTCAGGGATGGCGCAGAGCATGTGATACCCGGACGGTTGCGGCAACTGCTTTGCTTTGAGTTCCGGCGTGTCTGGCAGGACTGTGGATTGCTCTGGTTTATCTGCGTTCTGACCTATAAGAATTTCACTCATCTGCGTCTGTCTCCATACGTTGTGCGTAGCGTAACTGCGCCACGTTCAGTCCATCCCCCGATGGAAATGCGACTTCTCCTTGTTCCGGATAAAGTCTGGGTTCAAAAATATTGTTTTTAACAATATTTGATTTTTCTGACATAGGCTGTAAGTTCCACCACACATTTAATCCGCATACGCATTTAGATTGCAATGGCACTATATGGTCAACATGATATATGCACCCAGTAACTTCTTGGAGCTTCTGCGTGATAGAGTAAATTTCATTTTTATGCGCTACGTGTTTTCTATTACGCGCCCAATGGGGGGTTGATAAGCTGATAGCTAAACTTCTTTTTGCTCTATCTATACGCCACCGATCAAGGCTAACTTCTTTTAATACTTCTTTATAAATAGAAGCTCTTTTTTCTTTAGTTTTTACCCTTAAAGCAGATAAAAATTTATCTTTATTGGCTATATACCATTTACTGTTTGCAACGCTTTTTTCCTCTTTGCGCCCTCTTTGGTAAGATAAATCGCATACCTTACAGCGGTTGGCAAGCCCGTTTTTTGCTTTTGACGATTTATAAAACCCAGCTTTATCTTTTATTTTGTTGCAACAAGAGCATTTATATTCCAATTTAATCTTCATCGGATTCTTCCATGCGCGTAGCTAAATCAGCCAATATTTCCTTTGCAAAGCCAAGACCCTGAATGGCTCCACAAAGTTTTTGATACTCGTCGTAATTCTTGGCAGCACCCCTTCCAAGGTGCTGTTCTATTTCTATGCGCCGTTCATCAAGTTTTGACTTGATGTATTCCATCTCATTGGCGTAACTCATCAGTCTTTAGTCTCCTTAGATTTCCGCGCTTGCAACTCTGCATTTTTCTGAGCTTGAAATGCTTGTTGTTGCATCTGATCCCGGTGCTTTTGAAAATCAACTGTCCGCTGATTTGTCTGATGCCCGGACTGATCTTTGCTCTTAGCCGCTTCCAACAAAAGCTTGTGACCATCCAGTTGCTGACGGCCTTGAACTTCTTCTTGTTTAATCCTGAGTTCTTCTTGCTTTGCGGCGTTATCGGCTTGGTCTTTAGAAGCTTTACGTTGAACCTCGGACTCTTTGATTTTGAGTTCCTGTTGCTGCATCTGCACAAGAGGGTCTTGTGATTGTTGTTGCGCTTGTTGCTGTTGCGTTTCTGTAGTGTTTTTCTGAAGCAATTTCCCGGCAGCTTGAGCTACAAGCTGTGCAAGTTGCGCTTCAATTTCTGGCGGCAACTCTTTAGCCTCTTCATCGTCCTCGTCCTTCATTGGCGGCAGGGCTGCACCAAGCATCTTCTCAATCTCTTTGCGATACTGGAATGCAACGTGTTCCATAACGTGCGCTGATGCCGCAGCTTGAATAGCTTGTGCCTGTGGGTTTTGGCCCATGACTGCTGCAATTTTGGGGTCATGCATTGCCGACATATGCACAGCCAAGTGCGCTTCATGGTCTTGAATCAAGAAAGCTTTGACTGGCTTGCCGCGCAAGATATCCATATTTTCAGTCACTGGATCGACTGGCTTCATGTCGCCTATGTTTGGAACAAGCTTTGTTGCATTCTTCACGCCAAGAACTTCAATCATCTGCCTATGCAGCAAAGGAAGGTCATAGAGTTGCGGGGCGGCTTGGGCTAACTGCATGACGGCCTGATACTGCACAACCCGCTGGCTCATGGTTGAAGCGTTGGGGTCACTGACCGGGATGACATCCACCATGTCGTAATCAGACTGCTTGGCGGACTTATTGCCCGTTTCCGGCTGATAGTCGTAATCCTTCGGCGTGTTGTCCCGAATAATTCCAGCCAGCAGCCGGAACTCTTGCTTCATCGTGTAGTGAATACGCGCTTGAACGGCGCTCATTACCTTCAAGGCTCTTTCAAGAATGGCTAGAGTAGTTCCTACTGGCGCTTGAGCCGACATATCGGATACTTTCATATCCGCTGTCGCCGCAAAGCGTTGGGCGTCGTTGACAATCTTGTCCATCAACCCAGCCAAGACTTGACTCGGTTCCTTGTAAGGCAGCATCAGGATGTTGTCCCTGATTGCACCAGACGGCAGGTCAACGTCTCTAAACTCACCCGGGGCTATCGGCGTGTCGTCGCCCTTGATCCGCATTCCACGCGCTTTAAGACCGCCCGGGAGGTTAGATAGAGTCCCTGCATCGACCAACTGCCTCATCAAGGACGTAGCGGCTTTGGCGTGACCACCTATCAGGTGAATCAAACCAAAGTAATAGAAGCCAAAACCCGGAATGTAACCATAATGAACGAAGTGCTGACGACGGAACTTCAGCTTGTCGTCTTGCAGCCAGTTGCGACGAACTGACAGAACGGTGTTGGTGCCTTTTTCAATCGTGATGACATAAGGCAGGGCTATCCCCGTAGGTTCGCCATCCTTGTCTACGTCTTCATATCCCGCCAGATCAAGGTCAACGTGCATTTCCAAAAGCTGGAAGCGGTTATCGACAGTGGCACTAAAACCTTGCTCTCTGGCCTTCTCCTTCTCGACTTCGTCCATCACCATCACGGGGTCGCCAAGGTCGATGTTTCTGTAAAACCCAGCCACTTGAAGACGAATCAACTCGTTCTTGGTCTTCCGCATCCGGTGCGTAACACGCTCTGCGCTTTCCAGATTCATTGCGCCATAAGGCACAATAATGTCTTCAGCGGGGATGAACGAAGCGGTCTGCCTGTCTAGCGCGGGGTCGAAGTAAATCTTCTTGAAGGCGTTACCGGCGAGGCACAAAGAGAGGAGAAGGCGCTCATGCTCTGGACGATACTCCCGCATCACATCCGTCAACTCATAGTTCATGTCCTGCTCAACCCTGAGAGCGGCTTCTTTCTTCTCTGGAGTTTCTTTACCGATGATCTTAGTCCTGACCGGCCCAGCAGCGGGGAAGGTCTCCATGATCGTCTCGGACTGGAACTTGACTGCGCTCTCCATCAGCATGGGGTGAAAGACACCACAGGCTCCGGGCCACGGCTCAGTCCTGTCTTCATGCTTCAAACCTAGAAGCTTCAAGCCTTTAACATAGACATCCAGCCAGTCTTTACGGGATGTAATGTCTGTGTCGTAGTCGCCCAGAAGCTCTGAAGCTAGGGTCTGGAGTTCGTTCTCCCCCATCTCTTCAGCAAGGTTGGCGTCAAAATCATCTTCTTCCTTGCCAATCTCTAGCTCAATCCCACCTATCCCGATCTTTACTGACTCCGGGTCTTCGATTTCAATCTGAATATCCGGCTCTTCTTGCAAAGAATCCAGACCTTGAGGGGCTTGATAGAGGGCTTTTTCCATGATTTATCCTTAGTAATACCCAGCATTTCTGCGTGATTTGAACTGTTTTACTTCGTCGGCCTCGTCGGACGGAGCGCGAATGAATCCACCCTGCCGGAACCTTAAAAGAGCTTGAGTTGTTGAATCCACAAGGTCGTCATGGTCGCCATGCGGGAACTCAGCGCATTGCTCAACCACTTCTTCTGCCCACCTTGTGTTGGGACACCACACCAATCCAGATGCAAACATATCAGATACCGCGTTTACACGGGCTATCTTATCCGAACCCTTCCCCGGGGTGTATTCGGACATGGGAATGCCCATTTTCCGCATCTCATAGATCAACGGAGCGCCAGCGGCTTTCTTTTCAACAATCAATGTGTCGGGATTCCACTGCTTCCATAGCTCAAATGCTGCCTTTTTGAGGTCTGGGAACTCAATCCGCTCTTGAAAGGCGTCTAAAAGGATGATATTGGCTGCTTCTTTGCCATCATCCCCGGGTTTATAGAAGATTCCCCATGTTGTGCAAGCACTGAAGTCAGCCCTGTTGTGCTTTTCAAAGGCTGTATCCCATGATTGGATGATGTATTCACAGCGCGGCGCTCTGTCCTGCTCCCACAGGTTCCACATATCCCGCTTGATAATCGCGCCTTCTTCGGATGTGGGATTCTGCTGATACTGGGCTTGCCATTTAGAGACCGGAAGTTCAGCCCTGATCGCCTCAAGCTCTTCCTGACTCCAAAACTCAGGCCATAACGGGGTGCCAGAGGGCATTAAGGCTGGGAACTCTATGACTTCCCATTCATCTCCGCCACGCGCTGCGGAATGCTCAAGGATATGTCCCGTCAAATCTCTCTTAGCCCAGCGGGTCATCACAATAACAATAGCACCACCCGGTTGTAGGCGCTGTCTAGGGCCGGATGAATACCATTCAAAAGCTTTGTTGTAGACATCAAGGCTATTTTGCATAGCCTCCTGCTCACTGTGCGGGTCGTCAATGATCAGCAGGTCAGCGCCCTTGCCTGTTACAGCGCCTTCAACGCCGATAGCAAAGTAATCCCCGCCAGCATTGGTGTTCCACCGTCCAGCCGCCTTGGAATCTGAGGATAACTTGGTGCTAAACACCTCTTGGTAGTCCGGTGAACTGACCAAGTTCCTAACCTTACGCCCAAATCCAACCGCTAATTCCGCAGTGTGGGCGGCTTGAATAACCTTCTTTTCAGGGAATTTACCTAGAAACCACGCAGGTAACAGGTATGAAGCAAACTCAGACTTGGTGTGTCTGGGTGGCATGTTGATGATTAAACGCTTTAATTCACCGTTGGCAACACGCTCAAAAGCGTTTGCCATGATCTGATGGTGCCTCCCCGGAATGAACGCAGCCCACATGTCCTTCACAAAAGCCATGAAGTTGTCTTGATTCATTGCCTTTTTGTGCATCTTGAACAACTGCCGAATCTTCTCTACCTCCTTTGACTTAGGCGGTAGGACAGTCAATAACTGACTGTATTTCGCAAGCTCCTCTCTGGAAAGAATCACAGTGCGGTGATCGAATCAACAGAGCGGTCTGCAATCTGGACGCTTCTGAACTTGTGACTACGCAAAGACAACATGCCTTCTCTACGAAGCTTATGCACCATCCGGTGAATATTGCTTCTAGCCTTCATTCCAAGCCCTTTTGCAATATCTGCGTAAGAAGGCGGAAAGCCATGAATCTTCACGTAAGCACGGATGAAGTCGTAAACCTGCGTCTGTTTATTTGTCATTCAATCTGCCATGTTTAAACTGCGAACGTTCGCACTCTACAGCGATAAGTGTTTAAACGCCAATGACTTTTTGAAATTTTTATATACCCCCCGGGGGTGGGGAAAGG